GGTCCAGCAATTGATGCTGTTGGTTCTGATTCTAATATTGATTTAAATATTTCTCCAAAAGGAATTGGAAGAGTAGTTTTAGGTGCAGGTAAAATACAACAACTAGCTGAAAAAATAACTGTTTCTGCTACTGCAGCTACAGGAACTGTAAACTTTGATGTTATAACTCAAGCAGTTTTATATTACACAAGTAATGCTACAGGTAACTGGACATTAAATATTAGAGGTGATGGTTCTAATTCACTTGATTCAATTATGGATACAGGAGAATCAATCACTATTGCACATTTAGTAACTCAACCTGGAACTGCATACTATAACTCAGCTGTAACAGTTGATGGTAGTTCTGTCACTCCAGAATGGCAAGGGGGTTCAGCACCAACAGAAGGTAACATTAACTCAATTGATGTTTATACATACACAGTTATTAAAACTGGATCAGCTACATTTACAGTATTAGCAGCGCAAACACAGTTTGCATAATAGGAGGAATATAGAAAGATGCCTATCATAGGTTCATTTGCAGCAGGATCCGCAGGAGGATTCGGTCAAAGAAAAGGAATTGCTAGACAACCTTATAATATAGATTATTTAATTATCGCTGGTGGAGGAACTGGTGGTGGAGACTATGGTGTAGGAGCTGGAGGAGCAGGTGGTTATAGAAATTCATATGGAGGAGAACCTTCCGGTGGTGGTGCTTCTGCAGAAACAAATTTTGAAGCCGAAATAGATACAGTATATACTATAACAGTTGGAGCTGGTGGAACTCCTGAAAATAATGGAAGTAATTCTTCTCTTATAGGTGGAGCAGTTTCAATTACATCTATTGGTGGTGGTAAAGGCGGTGCCCCTGGATCATCCGGAGGATCTGGTGGTGGAGGATCTGGACATGGAGGTACTCAACCTGGAGGATCCGGAACTGCTAATCAAGGTCGACCTGGAGGAACTGGGTCTGGAGGAAATTTTTATCGTACTGGAGGTGGCGGCGGTGGAGCTGCTAACAGTGGAGGAACTGGAATAGAAAATAGTATAGGTGGTGCTGGAGGAAATGGTGTCGCTTCAACAATTACAGGATCTTCTGTCACAAGAGCTGGAGGTGGAGGCGGCGGTGGCCAAGTACATGGTGGCCCTCCTCCTGGAGGAGCTGGAGGATCTGGTGGCGGTGGCCCTGGAGGAAATACAACTGGAACAAGTGGTACAGCAAACACTGGTGGCGGTGGTGGCGGTGCAGATTATACTAAAGGAAGTGGTGGATCAGGTGTAGTAATATTAAGATTTCCTACAGCAAGTTATTCAGGCGTAACAACTGGAAGTCCAACAGTTTCTACAGATGGAACAGATACAATTTTAACTTTTACTGGATCAGGGAGTTACTCAGGATAATGGCGCATTTTGCAAAAATAGGAACTAATAATATTGTAGAACAAGTTATTGTAGTAAATAATGATGTTGCTTCTACAGAAGAAATAGGTGTAAATTTTTGTAAAAGTTTATATGGTCAAGATACTGTATGGAAAAAAACTTCTTATAATACTTGGGGCGGAATTCATAAATTAGGTGGAACGCCATTAAGAAAAAATTTTGCTGGAGAAGGTAGCACTTACGATGAAACTAGAGATGCTTTTATTCCACCTAAACCTTATAATAGTTGGGTATTAAATGAAGATTCTTGTTTATGGGAAGCACCTATTGCAAAACCACAAGAAGAAGGTAGAGAGGAACAAAACTATCGTTGGGATGAATCTCAACAAAATTGGATATATATAGAACCTATAGAATAGTATAAATTTTTATATAGAAAGATAAGAATGAAAGTTGATCTATTTAAAATACCAATATTTATTGGTGACATAGATTTAAATAAAATTAAAATTAATAATATTAATTTTCATAATCAATGGTTGTCCAATACTGAATCCTCTCATGGTTTTGATAATACTTTAGAAAAAGAAAGTAATGAATATCTTTGTAAAATTATTAATTCTTATTTAACAGATAATTTTAATCATTTAATTGAAGTTGAGATAACAAGTATCTGGCAAAATAATTATAAAAATAATGATTTTCAAGAATCACATATTCATGCAGGAAATCATTTTTCATTTGTAATTTATAAAAAAGTCAAAAAAGGAAAAACAATATTTTTACATCCTGCAAGGAATCTTATGCAAGCCTTTTATCCTGAACATTTATTAGAAAAACTTTTTCCAATAGGTTTTACACCAGAAGTTAATCAATCTAATATTGTTATTTTTCCAAGTTTCTTAGAACACATGGTTGCAAAAATAAATGATTCTGTTACTATCGCAGGCAATATAATTATAAAGAATATATTATGAAAGTCATTATTGTAGGTGGAGGTTCAGCAGGTTGGATGACTGCAACCACATTAATAAAAGCTAAACCTAATTGGGATATTTCCTTAATTGAATCTAAAAATATATCAACAGTAGGTGTTGGTGAAAGCACTTTAGGGTTTATAAAAAACTGGTGTGATTTTGTAGGAGTAGATGAAGATTTCTTTTTAAAAGAAACTGATGGTAGTTACAAACTAAGTATTAAATTTACAGATTTTTATAAAAAAGGAAAAGCTTTTCATTATCCGTTTGGAAACCCTGATTTAAGCGAGAATCTATTTAATATAAATGATTGGTGGTTTAAAAAATTTTTATATCCAGAAACTCCTAATTCAGATTATGCCGATCTTATATATCCGGATCAAATGGCTTATGTAAATAATAATAAATTTGATAAAAATAAATGCACCTATGCTTATCATTTTGATGCAACTAAATTTGGTTTGTGGCTAAAGGAAAATAAATGTAAAAAAGTAAAACATATAATTGATGATATAAAAAGTATTGAACAAGATGAAAATGGAATAAAGTCTTTAAATAATAAATATACTGCTGATTTATTTATAGACTGCACTGGTTTTAAATCATTACTTCTTGATAAAACATTAAACGAACCTTTTGAAAGTTACGAAGACATGCTTCCTAATAATTCAGCTTGGGCTACTAAAATATCTTACAAAGATAAAAAGAAAGAACTTAAACCGTATACTAATTGTACGGCATACAATAATGGTTGGATTTGGAATATTCCTTTATGGTCAAGAATAGGTACAGGTTATGTATATTCTGATAAATTTGTTTCAGATGAAGATGCTTTACAAGAATTTAAAAAATATCTTGGTAGAGATGATTTAGAATTTAAAAATATTAAAATGAGAATAGGAATTCATAAAAGATTATGGGTTAAAAATGTTGTTGCAATAGGTTTATCTGCAGGATTTATTGAGCCGTTAGAAAGTAATGGATTATGGACAGTGCATCAGTTTTTAATGAATTTATTAAGAAATTTAGAAAGGGAAAAAATCTCACAATGGGACAAAGACAATTTTACTTATATGTGTAAAATGGATTATCATAATTTTGCAGAATTTGTTGCTATACACTATGCTCTATCTCATAGAACAGATACTGAGTATTGGAAAGCTAATTTCAATAAACAATGGGATGAGAAACTAATTACTTTAGCGCCAAGACATCCAGGCGTAATGAGATTGTTAGCTGAAAATAGAAGGATTGATTTTACTTTTGATTCTACAACAGGAGTTCATTGTATTGCTGCAGGAATGAATTGGTCACCTACAGATTTAAATACAATTAAATATAATGAACCTAAAAATCTTGTTAATTTAAAATATGCTTGGTTAAATGCAATTAAAAAACTAGAATCAAAAAAAGAAAAATCAGAATTAAAAGTTTTTACAAAACCTACATTATATAATTATTTAAAAGAAAATATTTATAAATAATGGAAGATTTTATATACACGTTTGATGTTGATGAAAATTTATGTGATAAATTAATTGAATACCATAAAAATAATAATGAATATAAAGGTGAAGGAATGTCTATTAATACTAAAGGTGTTGTAGGCATACATAAAGACTTAAAGGATTCTGTAGATGTTTCATTTTTTTTAAACTCAACAAATAAATATATAGTTAAATATATAAATTTTTTAAAAGAAGCTCTTTCTAATTATTGTGTAAAGTATAATTTAAATACTTATGCATTAGATTTTAATAATATAATACAATGGTATCCTCCAGGAGGCGGTTTTAAAAAATGGCATAATGAAAGACCTAATTATGGAACTACATCTAACCCAATTACAAATAGAGCACTGGTTTATATGACTTACTTAAACACTGTAAATGACAAAGGGGAAACAGAATTTAAATATCAAAATAAAAAATTTAAAGCTGAAAAAGGAAAGTCTTTAATATGGCCTTCTGATTTTACACATACACACAGAGGAATCCCATCTCCAACCGAAGAAAAATATATTGCTACAGGTTGGTTTATTATATTATAATTATGTTTGATTATTATTATTGGAATAACTTTTTTACTAAAGAAGATTTAAAAGAATTAAATAAAATATGTTTAGATAATAAAGTTTTAAATTTTAAAGATAATCCAGCTTACGCTAACAACAGTAATAAAAAATTAAAAAATGTAAATAAAATACATGGAGTTGAATGGAGATTTTTAAAACAAAAATTATATAAACTTGAAGATGAGGTAAAAAGCACTAATTTATTTCACTATGGATATAACATATATGATATTTTTGATTCCGATGAAATAATTTTTAATACTTATGAAAAAAATAATCTATATGAATGGCATAATGATGCCACTAGAAATAATACTTTTGATATAAAATTTACAGTACTTATTAATAATTCTTTAGAAGAATATGAAGGCGGAAAATTTAAATTATTTTCTTATGGAGGAGAATTAGAAGTTGTAGAATATAACAAACCGGGTTCTTTTATTATGTTTGAATCTAAATTATTTCATAAAGTTTTTCCTATTATAAATGGAAAAAGAAATAGCATAGCCATATTTATAAAAGGACCAAAATTTATATGATTAAAGTTATAGATAATTTTTTACCAAAAGAATTGTATAATAATATTTCATCTTATATAAAAGGATCAGATGTACCATGGTTTTTTAGAGCACAAGATACTAAGTTAACAAAGAATAAAAATGGTTTTTATTCTTTTTGTTATTATAATAATAATCGTCCAGACCATGAAAAATATTATGAACATATTGTTCCTATCTGGCAGCATTTTGGATTCAAAGATATAGGGATTGTTCAAGTAAGAGCAACTTTAATTTTAAGAGATATAGATACAAATAGTTCTACTTTTCATACAGATATGGATAAGTCTATAAAAACATGTAGCACCGCAATTTTATACCTTACAACTTGTAATGCTCAAACAATTTTAAAAGATAAAGATAAAGAAAAATTTGTAGATAGTGTAGAAAATAGACTTCTATTATTTGATTCTAATATTGAACACAGAGCAAACTATCAAACGGATGTTCATAAAAGATTTTTTATTAACTTTAATTTTTTTTACAAATAATGAAAATAATAAATAGTTTTTTAAAACAAGTGGATTTTGATTTTATTAAAAATTATATTATAAATAATAATTTTCCGCTATATTATCAACATTTTTTAACAGACGATAAAGAAGAAAGTAATGAGTGTTCTTTTACTCATATTATATATAAAAATCATATGCCTCATAGTGATTTATATGAACACATGCAACCTATAATTAATTTAATTGAACCTAAAGCCTTACTTAGAATTAAAATAAACTGTTATCCAAAAACATCTAAAATAATTTATCACAAACCACATACAGATTTTGATTTTGATAATAAAGCTTTAATTTTATATTTGAATAATAATGATGGATATACTATAGTAGGAGACGAAAAGGTAGAATCTATAGAAAACAGAGCATTAATATTTGATGGCAATAAAAAACATTTTAGTACAAGTTGTACAAATGCTAGAGCAAGATTTAATATAGCAATTAATTATTTATGATAAAAGAAAACGAAATAATAAATATACAAAATTTTTTATCTTATGAAGATTTTTACTCCTTAAAAACTTTTGCAAAAGAATTAAGTTGGACTTTTACAGGAAGAGCTTCTTCTACAATGGCAGAATGGAATTTAAATAAACCTATTTATTCAGCAGATAAAGAACCACTTACAAATTATGATTTAATATTACCAATTTATAGAATTGCTTTAGATAAATTAAATAAACAATACAATGTTTTTATAAAACCATATGACATATATTTTAATGCATATAAATTTGGTAATGAAATGGAAATACATACAGATAAAATAACTAAACCTGGTTTTAATAGAACTATAATAATTTATTTAACTGATGATTGGTTAGCTAAATTTCATGGAGAAACCGTTTTTTATGATGAAAAACAACAAGACATCAGAAAAGCTGTAATACCATACTCTAACTCTGTTGTTATATTTGATAGTAGAATTCCACATAGCTCCGTACCTATAAGTAAATTCTGTTTGGAAAATAGAATTATTTTAGTTTACCAATGTGAGATACAACCTTTAAACAATATAGATTAAAACATATGTCTAACGCTGCATGGAATTTTTACGTAGATAATATTCATGCATATGCTTATTGGGAAAAAGCATTTACAAAAGAAGAATGTGAAAAAATTATAAAAATTGCAAAAACAAAAGGTTTAAAAGAAGGTGTAACGTTTGATAATAATAAGTCAAATGTAAGATTTAGTAAAATTTGTTGGTTATATTCTGACGAAAATTATGATTGGATTTTTAGAAAAATTACAGATATTGTTTTAAACCTCAATGATAGATATTTTAATTTTGATATTTTTGGATTACATGAAGGACTACAATTTACAAATTATAAAGCGCCTTCTGATAGATATGGAAAACATGTTGACAGAGGTAACAATTTTCAAGTTAGAAAATTATCATTATCAATACAACTAACTGATCCTAAAAAATATAAAGGTGGAGAACTATATTTATACGATAGAGAAAAAGGAATAGAAATGAAAAAAGAGCAAGGAACTTTAGTTCTATTTCCATCATATACATTACACGAAGTAAAACCTGTTACAAAAGGTGAAAGAAATTCTTTAGTTGCTTGGGTAACAGGAAAACAATTTAAATAGTGAAATTATTTAAAGACTACTTGGATAATATTGAGTATCCAAACGGTAAACAATCTTGGGATATAGCAGGGATTATAAAAGGTCAAAATCGTTTTTACAAATTTGATACAAAACCTATACAAAAAACTAAAGAAGGTGAAATAGGTAAACATAGTTCATTTAATACCAAGGCAGACAAAATGGTATTTGAAGCTAAAGAGCAATGGATCATAGTTGATATTGAAGAACTTCACACTTATTTAAAAGAAAATAAGCTACAAAAAGTATATTTACAAGATTTGCTATCCAAGCTAGAGTGGAATATAATACTACCAAAATAATAAAAAGCATATATAATGAGGTGCTATGCTTCAGAAAATACAATTTAAGCCAGGATTTAATAAACAAGCCACAGTGACCGGAGCTGAAGGTCAATGGGTAGATGGGGATAATGTACGTTTTAGATATGGTCAACCTGAAAAAATAGGTGGTTGGCAACAATTAGTAGACAATACAATAGCAGGTCCAGTAAGAGCTCAACACACTTGGACAGATTTAACAGGTAAAAAGTATGCAGCTTTAGGAACAGCTAAAGTTTTAGTTGTTTATTATGAAGGTGCTTTTTATGATATTACACCTATTAATGCAGATCAAACAGGTATTACATTTGATTCAACTACAGGTTCCGCAACAGTTACAGTTAACCTAACTGGACATGGTTTATTAGAAGGAGATTATTTTAAATTTAAATCTGTAACATTACCTGGTGGAGGAGTTACAGATTACACAACAGGTGATTTTACAACCAATGCATTTGAAGTTATCAGTGTTCCAACAGGAAATACTTTTACAATTACCATGCCATCAAATGAAACTGGCACAGGAATGTCGGCTCAAGGTTCAGCAACATTAAATTCATATATTACAGTTGGTCCAGTCTTTCAAACATCTGCATATGGTTGGGGAACTGATTCATGGTCATCTGGTGCATGGGGAGAAGAATCTTCTACAACAACAGTAACACTAGACCCTGGTTCATGGTCCTTAGATAATTATGGTCAGTTACTTGTTGCAACAGTTAGAAATGGTGCAACCTATACATGGAATCCAGGAACAGCTGGAGCATTAGATATAAGAGCAACAGTGGTAAGTGGAGCTCCTAGTAAATCTTTAATGAGTTTAGTGTCAGATAGAGATAGACATTTATTTTTAATGGGAACTCAAACAGATTTAGCAGATCCAACATCACAAAATAAAATGTTTATTAGATTTTCAAATCAAGAGGATATCAATACATGGCAACCTACAGCAACTAATACTGCAGGTACATTTTTAATTGACCAAGGTAATGAAATTATAACAGCGGTTCAAGGTAAAGATTATGTATTAGTACTCACGGATCAAGCAGCTTATGTATTACAATTCGTTGGTCCACCTTTTACATTTAGTATTAGACAAGTAGGAAGTAACTGTGGATGTTTAGGTCAACATGCAGCAGTCTTTGCACAAGGGGCTGTCTTTTGGATGGGGTTTGGTGGAGGCTTCTTTATGTATGATGGTACTGTAAAACAATTACCATCATTAGTTGAAGACTTTGTATTCACGACTCAAGGAAACAATTTAGGATATAATGCAGATGCAAATCAAATAGCATATGCTTATCATAATTCATTATATAATGAAGTGGGCTGGTATTATGCAGCCAGTGGTTCAACGCAAATAAATAGAAATGTTGTATTTAATTTTTTAGAACAGACTTGGACAACTGGATCATTAGCTAGAACCGCATACTCAGATAATCATACTTATGCTTTACCTTATGCTTCACAATTTACTACAAATGGTACTCCAAGTTTTCCAACAATAAATGGTGTAACAAATACATTTGGATCTTCTAAATTTTGGGCTCATGAGGTAGGAGTAAATGAAGTAGACGCTAACGGTGTTTCAACAGCAATTACTTCTTACATACAATCAGGAGACTATGATTTAGATGCACAACAAGGAATGGCGGGAGATGGTGAAAATATAATGAGAGTATCGAGATTTATACCTGACTTTAAAAACTTATCCGGTAATGCAAAAGTTACTATGTTTTTTAGAAACTATCCTAATCAAGCCGAACAATCCGATTCCAATGGTCCATTGATTACTGGTCCATTCACTTGCAATAGCACTACAACTTATGTTAGTACTAGGGTAAGAGGACGACAAGTAAGTTTAAAAATAGAGAATGATGCAGTAGGTGAATCTTGGAGATATGGAACTTTAAGATTAGATATAGCTGCAGGAGGTAGAAGATAATGGCAAAGATTACAGCAGTAATACCGGAACCTACTCAAGAATATGATCAGTCTAATCAAAGACAATTAAGAGAAGGTTTAGATACTTTAAAGAATGAATTGAACTTTGCTTATCAAGAAGATTTGAAACAAGAGCTTCAAAGATTTACATGGTTTAATATGAGGTTTGGCTGCTAATGTCTCAAGGAT